AGCATGACCGATACAGGCAAGAAAGCAATGACACTTATAAAAGATGGAGTCATTACTGAAATGTCGATAGGTTATGATGTGGTCAAAGATGATTATAAAATGATGGGAAATCGTAGAGTTAGAATGCTTAAAGAAGTTCGTTTGTGGGAATTTAGTCCTGTAACATTCGCCGCCAATGACAAAGCCAAGATTATGAAAATGCGCTCATTGCTAGAGAACGTTAAAAATGCTAATATGGATATGGTAATTGAATATATCAAATCACTTGAAAATCAGCCGCCAATAGGCACTGACGAAATCGAGCCGAATACGATAATTGAAATCATAAAAAAGTTGAAAGGTTGATGAATGATGTCTATCAATGAAGTTCAGAAGGCAATTGCAGACGCAATTTCTAATGGCGTCAGTAAGGAAGATTTGAAATCGCTTGAAGTGAAATTTATGGAGATGCTTGATGCACGCAACAACGACCAAAAAGACGTTGATGCAATGTTTTCAAAGTATCAAACAGAAATGGAAACAAAGCTAGCGAGTCTTCAAGCAAGTCAGCCAAAAGCAGGATTCGTTGGAGTGCAAAAAAAGGATTCGTTCGGCGAGTTCCTTGTAAAAGTTCGCAACAATGATGCCGAGCTTAAGGCGTTCACTCGTAAAAATCTAGTTGAAAATACCGGTGACCTTGGCGGTTATCTTGTACCAGATGAATTTTTAAATGAAGTTCTTCGAGTTCAATTGGAAGAAACAGTAGTTCGTCGCAATGGCGCACGAGTCATTCCAATGAACAGTCCAATTATGAAGATTCCTGCTTTGAATATGGCAAGCAACGCAAGTGGCTCATTATTTGGAGGAGTGACAGCATATTGGAATGGCGAAGCGCAAGAAAAGACAGAATCGAATCCGAAGTTTAAGCAAATCACGCTCGAAGCTAAAAAGCTCATCGGTTACGTTGAAAGCTCAGATGAATTAATTGATGATTCCATTGTTTCGATGGGACAATTGCTTTCGGATGTATTTTCACAAACAATTGCATTTGAAGAAGATGCCGCATTCTTAACGGGCAATGGAGTTAACAAGCCATTGGGTATCATCAATGCAGGTGCAACAGTCACAGTACCGCGCGGAACAACAGGAAGCGTTACAACCGTTGACCTTGTGAATATGCTTGCTAGATTCTATCGTCGTGGTGGAAGTCCTGTATGGGTTATCAATCAAAGTGTATTGCCAGACATCTATAAGCTAAAAGATGAAAACAGCAATTACATTTTGTTGCCTGGCTTTAATGGTAACATCAGTACAGCATTGCCTACTACAATTTACGGAATCCCAGTTGTAGTAACCGAAAAAGTACCGGCAAAGGGTTCTATCGGCGATATTATGTTGGCAGATATGAGATATTATCTAATCGGCGACCGCCAGAGATTGACAATTGAAGAATCCATGCACGTTAAATTCAAATATGACGAAAAGGCTTGGAGATTCGTTCAGCGCGTTGATGGTCAGCCATGGCTTGATAGTGCAATCACACCGCGAGCAGGCGGAAGCACAATTTCACCGTTTGTTATTTTGGGCGATTTTAGCGCTTAAGAAAGGGGACAATGACAATGGAGAGAATCACAGAACGCACTTTATTTACTAGCGCAATTGTCGCTACAGCTTCCACAGTTGCGGCGTCATCTTCCGAGCTTGTCGATATGAAAGACTTTACGGAGTATCTAGCAATCATCTCGCAAGGCGTGGCAACAACAGCAGGAGTTATTACCGTATCGGTGTGGGAGTCCACCGCGGCTACATGGGCAGGGGCAGTTGCTACAAAGCTAAAAGAAATCACAGGCGCATCGCAAACAGCAAGCAGATTCCTTAATGTTAATGTGCTTGAGTCTGAAATCACAGAAGGAAAAAGATATTTAGGAGTTTACGTTGCAAAAGCGGACACCGCTTCAGGCATCGCGGCAGTCGTTGCACGTGATGGAGATAGATATATAGGTTAATCATCTTGGCGTGGATAGATTGCGCAATCGAAAGCGGTTTCCCTGCCGTTTCCACGCCTAAATAAGGGATAACATTAAGGGAGATGTTAATATGTCAAAGGTTCTAATAGGCATTCCGATTCACCGACCGATTGAGTTCAAAGTATTTGAGAGTTTTATAAGTAAAATCTCAAAAAGATTCAATATTCCTTATGACCTTAATCTAATTTTAGAATTTATAAAATTAAATGAAAAAATTGTATTGAATTTAATTAATAACAAGTATGATGACAATTCGATTAAGGAATTTAATGAGAAAGCAATATTTTTTCTTAATCATAAGAATGTGTATTATGAATTTTGCATGGTATCAAATTCTCTCATATATGATGCTCGTGAATATATTGCACATGAATTTGTTAAAAGTGAAAATGATTATTTAATGTTTATTGATAGCGACATGACATTCCATCCAAATAGCGTAGAAATGTTATTGCGTCATAACTTGGAATTTGTGACAGCAAAAGCATTCAAGCGAGTAAAACCATATCAACCATGCTTTTATACTAAATTCGAGTATAAAGACGGAGTACCAGAACTTGAAGCACCTGCACAGTATGGAGAAGGATTATTACCGATAGAAGGCGCAGGGCTAGCATGCGCACTTATAAAACGTTCAGCGTTCGAGAAGATTCAACAGCCTTATTTTTTTCCATTGCCTAATGTTGGAGAGGATTTGACATTCTGCTTAAAACTTAAAGAAGCGGGAGTTAAAATGTATTGTGATACAACATTGCAATTCGGTCATCTTGGACATACGGAAATATTTGAGAAAGATTTCGTTGAAGAATATACCAAGCTAGTGCAAGCGCAAAAGGTGGAGTCATGAAGATACTCATAGGCTCATCAGTAAAGCAGGACGAAACTATTTTTAAGTATTATTTGGAATCATTAGCAAATTTAAAATGTGAACATGAAATAGATTTGTTTTTTATTTTGCATAACTCTCCAGAATTAAAAAAATATTTGAATAAAAATCAATATGAGGAATTTACGAATAAAACGCAATACGAGGTAAACAGTACTCACCATTGGAAAAAAGAAAACCTAAAAGATGTTACAAATATGAAGAATTATTTGTTGCATAAAGCATTGAGTGAAAATTATGACTATTTTTTTCTAGTTGATTCCGATTTAATTCTACATCCAAATACTTTACAACATTTAGTAATGCAGAATCAGCCAATAATATCCGAGATATTTTGGACAGCATGGAACCCTGGTGAAGAGTTGATGCCGAATGCGTGGGATTATGATTTTTACGGATATGGCAAAGATAAGGATTGGCGCAAGTACAAGCAAAAGGAAATATGGAAAGTTGGTTATAGCGGAGCATGCATATTAATTCGTCGTGATGTGATTGAGTCAGGCGTTAATTATAATCCGATTCACAATGTATCGTTCAGCATGTGGGAAGATAGAGCATTCTGCATTCGAGCCGCAGTACATGGCTATCAAGTTACGATGGATACGCATTATCCTGCTACTCATTTATATCGCAAGGAGGATGTCAAACAGTATGAAATACATCGTCAAGCACAGATTCCACAGCAAATCAGATAATAAAAACTATTTAGCAGGCGAAGAATATGAAACAAATGACATCGAGCGTGCGAAATATTTAGCTACTCTTGGATTGCTTGAATTTGAAACAGATGAGATTGAATATGAAACCAAAGTCATAAAAACAAGGGGGAGGAAACATGTTAACAGAGAGTTGGATTAGTCAATTTGTTACAGTCTCCGAAACCGAGCCAACATATGAGCCAGTCACAGTAAACGAAGCTAAAAATTATTTTAAAGTTGATGACACAACAGATGACGCTTTAATTGCGCAGATTATCAAGACGGCTAGAAAGATGATTGAAACACAAGCATCATTAGCTTTTCACCGCAGAACAGTCACACAAAAGCAAACAGGCGGAATTGAAACATTGGACGCATTGCGAATCCCTGTTTTTTCCGTAACATCGTTGCAATATGCAGAAAATTTCGATAGCACGTATGAAACCATTGACACAGATGAATATAGACTTGCAGG